TCAGAATTATTGATATTTTGCCACGAAGGTGTCTGGCTGTCATCAATTAAACTCCAATAAACTGCCGTCATTGTTCCAACTTTAGCAACCGATGCCACACCTGTTAATGTAGCACCTCTGTTTGCCATTGTCACCCTACCAACTGCACCGCTAGATCCTACTCCAGTTAACGCAATTGTAATGTTTGCCCCTGCCGTTCCAACTGCACCTGTAGCAAGCACAGGACCCAAAGGAACTGACATTGCCCCTACATTACCCGTTGCGCCTACACCAGATAATGCTTGACCAGGATTAGCTACAATCGTTCCGACTGCGCCTGCAGATCCAACACCCGTCAAAGCGATGGTAACGCTTCCAGTCAATGTACCTACATTACCTGTCGCTCCATCACCTGATACACCGCCTGACTCACTCTCGGTAACCGTTCCAACTGCGCCTGTAGACGCTACGCCTGTGATTCCTTTGGATGGATTAGCTGTTGCCGTACCAACTGAACCACTAGCCAAAACCCCTGTCAAAGCAGTCGTATTACTAAATACAACCGATCCAACCGATCCACTTCCACCTACACCAGACAAAGCAACCGTTACATTAACCGTTGCTGTGCCTACATTACCAGATGCTGCATCTCCAGTAAGGATAGTTAACCCTACCCCCCACGGGCCATCACCCCAATTGGCACTGCCCCATCCGGCCATGAATCACCTATTAGGTGGTAGACAAGCGCAATAAAGCAGTTGTCGTGGTGTTAGAAGGCATAGTCAATGTGAATGTACCAGCAGTGACTGTCTGTGCGCCAAATGTGTGTACGCTGACAGCAGCATTTGATTGGCTTGAGTTATAAATCAAAACCGTATCAAAAGCAGTTGTCAAAGTAACAGTTGAATAAACCAAGTTAGCTGAAGGCGTCCAATAAGCAACACCAGCAGTCGATGAACTATTAGTAGCTGTAGGAGCCGTAGCGTTGGTGACTGTAATACCACCAGCTGTGTAACCCGTTCCAGATACCTCATTGGTAGCTGAATACGCAGTTGTAGCTGCATTAATGGTCGCTGTAGTTACATACAAAGCTGCCTTGAATGTGTCGGCTGCTGATGTACCACGGGTAGGTGCAGTACCAAAATTGTGGGTAGCAGTTAACAACTGTCCCATGAAAGAAGTACACATTGATTGGGTGTTGCTCACGATAAACTCCTTATGCCATTGATGCGGCGATTAAATCCATTAGGGGTGATTTTTTCAAAGTAACATGAACTGAACGGTGCACGAGCTCGCCATCCAACCAGTATTCAACCCATGTTGTGTACTCATTTTCATTGTCAACAGAGCCCTCTTTCTTTACAAGAAGAGAATCATCCATTTCACCTTTGGTCGTTGTAATGATCAATTTGAACTCCTGATTAATGCTGATGTTGCTGTATTAGCAGGCATTGTAATAGTGAAATTTAACATTGTCTTGTCTGATCCAAAGTCAATTACACATATCGATTTGTTGCCTTTGCTTACGTTATAAAGCAAAGCGCATCTAGCAGTAATCAATGAATTAGGCCAAACGACATTATTAAAATTAACATATGCAGTGTACCCATAAGTATTAACTGTAGCCCCTGTTACCTGGATTCCTCCAGCGGTATAGTTGGTTCCAGTAATCTCATTGTTTGTTGTATATACAGTCGTTGAACCATTGATGTTGGCATTACCTGTATACAAAGCCATGTACAAAGTATCCGTCAAAAGGTTGTGCACCCCTTGATAGAGTTCGGCTTTGAATGAAGTGGTTTGCGTTTGAACTATGCTCATGAGACTGGTATCCTAACCTGGCCATCACGATAAGCATCCATACGCATCTTGCCATCTCCCAAGTTCTTGAGAAGAGCAATAGAGCTGGTGTACATATCTTTGTAGAAGTTAACAGTATCTGCCTCAGCTTTGATATATCTAGCTGCTTCAACAAGCACGCCATTCAATAAAGCTGAATCAAAGTTATCACCAACCCATGTCTCACCATTGGGATTGGTTATAGCAGTTACTTGCAGTTGAAAGTTCGTACCCGTACTGCCAATCGTGGCAGTAAGCAAATCACCAACCACGTAATAACAACCTTTACCAACCAGAGTTACCGATGTGACAACTCCACCTGAAACAACAATAGTGGCAGTAGCACTATTGCCAGTACCGCCAGTAAGACTAACATTGTAGTAAGTACCATTTGTGTACCCCGTTCCAGCGTTATAAATGGATAAAGTACTTATTGCCGCCTGAATGATTGAATCAGGATAGTAGTAATAATGCAACTCAACGTTGTATCCCATATTGGGTGTTGGCCCAATAATGAATGTCAGAGCAGCTTGGTTGTTGGACTGTGGTCCAAAAATAGCATAGTGCTTAGGCTGTCCTGTAACGTTGGTATTTGGATACGCTTCACGAATAAAGTTCACATCTTTATTCAACAAATACAAGTAGGAATTGGTAGCTCCAGGCGTAGCAGGATATCCAGTTGCAGGATAAACAGCTAAAGAATATACCGATAAGAAATCAGTAGGAGCAGATAAATATTGATTACCCGTTGTTAAATTACCAGTGACATTCTTACGCAAGCTTGGCAACTGCACCGTGTTATAGATGCGTTGCTCCACCTGCTCAATCATGCGGTTCATGTCAATCGTCGGGAACGTATTCTCGATGGTGTCCTGAACTGAGGTAACTAAGTCTGAGTAATACATATTAAGCCATTGGACCTCTAGAAATACGGCCTTTAGTAGCTGCTCCAGCTCCACGAATTTCGATGCCTGATGTCTTTACTTCATCATTATTACCAATAGAAACACCACCATTCAAAGGTGTCCAGTTCTTACGAGTAGGCATTTTTAATTCAAGACCAACATCATCTCTGATGTCTACTTTCTTACCGCTCATGGTATGAGGAATCTCATAATCCTCAGCAGGAAGATTGTTTCTGTTGGCGCCAGTATGAATAGCTGGGCTATTCTTTTTCGTTGCAGGTATTTCTTTAGCCATTATCTACCCCTTGATGAACCAGTTTGGTTGGCCACTTTAGCCAAATTGCGTCCATACTCTTTCATCTGCTCATTGGTCTTTCCACCTTTGGCAAAATGTTTTGTGTGGTGCATTTTCTTTTCGTGATGTTTAACTTCTTTTTTAGCTTCAACATCAGCAATTTTTTTAACTTGTTTCTTGTCCATTCTTAACTCCCTGTAATAGTTACCGTTCCAACTTGTGTTGTCGCTACCAAATAATTGGGAGTTAATCCAACATCACTGTTCGATGTACCACCAACTGGATTCCATCCCCACTGGATGTCTCGTGATCCACCTGCTTGATAACCCAACGCATCCAAACCAGAAGTGTCATAAGTCGTATCTGGCCTTGGTTGCCTAACCGCCTGCGGATCATCAACTGGATACATACCCAATTGAAGCTGCGGCTGATCTGGATCCCAGCACTCAGGACAAACTTTCAGTTGATATAGTTTAGTCTTTATGACCTCAAACTTCAACTCTTTTAGCTTGTACCTGAAGCCACATCGATCACACTGGGCAATCGAATATTTTCCAGAAGCAAACCTATTACCCATTACGGACTACCTGACCCAATGAATTGCTGACGTGGAACAAATCTGATAGCAGCTTTCTCTCGGTCTTCACCAGCCGCAATATCAAATTGCTCATCGTAATACTGTTTCAACATTTGGATCCTGGGCATCAACTCAGGAACCTTCATGGCAATATGGTACGCCAAACCTGCTGCAACAGCCGGCAGGAAGCGAAAATTCATGTCTTGGGTACTTACCCCTGAACCAGCGTCTTGGACACGTCTGAGGCGCCAATAAACGAATGTATAGGTGGTAGATGAATCTGGTGTTGGCCACACTGTTACAGCTGGCAATTGAGCCACATAGATAGCCGCAGTTGCTGCATGGCTGGCTGCAGTGGTGTTGTTCTGTCCACGACTGCAGTTGGATAAAACATTACCAGAAATGTACTGGTAATAAATGGTTTCGCTATCAATCGTTACATAACCTTGAGCAGCTAAGTTAACGGCTGATGAAATTGTGATGGAAGTATCGGTAGCACCTATGCTAGAAGATAGCGTGACTGCCGTACCGGTCTGATCATACAAAGGGTTTGTCTCACCCGAAAGTCTCTGTACCCATACTTGGATCGGCCTTGCTTGAGTTAGCTTATTTGGAATAGTGGCATAGGTAGAAACACTAATACGAGTAATGGTCAGGTCAGCCTGATTACTGGTTTGGTTAGCATTTGTACGAATCACATGATCCAGCAAATCAATCGTGTCCATTGGCAATGGATATGTGTTCAAACCAGGAACCATCGTGAATGATCCCTGCTCTATGGTCCACATATTGATGCCACGATTCTGCCACTCGATGGTCATCAGGTTCATTGAACGACGAGCAGTGCGCAGGTCATAGCCTGTGCGCATTTCACGACCGGCACGCTCCCACGCCTCTTCCGCCAATTCGGTGAAGTCTAGGTCAAAGGACGTTGTACCAGTAGTTAAATTAGTCATTTTCTATCTGCAGTCGTGGACAGATGATAATCAAGAAGCTGCACGCATATTATCAATCAAATTAGGATAGGGTCTTCCCGCCTTCTTTGCTGATGCTTTAGCTTTAGCCTTTTTAGAAGCACTAAGCTTTTTGTGTTTCTTGGCTGGGTTTGGAGTATCCCAAACCTCGCCACCACGCTTGTAGAGCGATACATCTTGGGGATGATCCTTACGATGTATCGTCTTCTTACCAGGCATTTTGGATGGGTTAATATCACCCATCCCACGACTGGCTAGCATGCTTTGCCACCATGAGACATATGCTTCTGGTGCTTGTGCAAATGCTCCACGGCTTCGTGGTGCAAAGTGTGACCAGCAGCATGTTCTTTATAGTGATGATGGTGGTGAACGTGACCACCAGCCTCGTGCTCCTTCATGTGATGCACATGGTGTTTGTGCTCATGGGGATGCTCGTGACCTGCAGGATGAATATGTTCATGATGTTTCATGGTTTACTCCTTATTTCTTGTGGTGGATTCTGCCACCATGCTTCTTGGCATTGATGATAGGACCGTCACCAATAGTATTGCCCTTCATCTTTTCTTGCAAGGCTCTTGTGTGACCACGCTCTTGGATCTTGTGTTCGCCGTGCTTGAGGTTACCTTTTCTCAAATCACCGCTCTTCTCCATCTTAGATGGCTCCATGCGAACGTCACCGCCCTTAGCATAGTGGTGCTTAGTAGCTTTACCGCCGTGCTTAAGAACTTTCTCGCCCATATCTTTGGAATGGGGTTCGCCCTTCTCCATAGTCTTGCCACCGGCTTTCATAGCCATCTTGAGGTGATGGTGAGCCATCTTCATGTGATGTGCGTGCTCTTCGTGGTGAGCTTTGCCGCCATGTTTCATAGCCATGCCAGGAGCAACAGGAGCTGCCATAGGAGCAGGAGCTGCTTTACGACGTGCTGCCATAGCGCCCAACAAAGCTGCGGCTTTGGGGCTCATACCACCCATAGCCATTTTCTTTGTGTGACCGCCACGCTTCATAGCTTTGGCTTCGTGCTCTTCTTCACCTGCAATGCGGCGAAGTTCTTTTGCCTGATTTAACTCATGCATTTTCTCTGATTTCATATTACCACCTTGTTTAAATGTGCGGCCTTTGTCCGCTTTACTGAACTCCTGCCCCACACTGCGAGGGACTCCTACTTTCTTGGCGAACGACGCTGAGTGAGCAATCGCTTCCATGAAATTGTGCTGTTTTTTGCTAGACGATGGCATGGGTATTCTCCACTAGTCGATCAATCTTTGCTTCCAACCTGTCCAACCGATCCAACACTCTGTTGATATCGGCATGGACTTCTGCTTTTGTCACATACTCTTTTGCCATCTCTTCCCGTGTCCGGTTTAGCAAAATAGTTATGCGTTGCAATTCTGCTGATTTCTCTCTCAATACCCAGCCTAAAATACCGACAAGCAAGGAGAGAACTGCATTCCACATGGTTGTATCCATTAGACATACTTCCCTTTTGTGTGTCCTCTTACTGCGCAACCATCAGCGCATTTCCACACACGCAAACTTTTGTTAATCCGGCTGTTTGGGTCGTTGGCTGTCTTGGATGAAGTTAACTTCTTCTTCATCCCTTCCATCCTGGCACAGAAGCTTTTCTTCCTTGATCCGCCCTCTGGTTGAGGAGCTTTTAAATGCATCCCCTCCTTCTCGGCCGATGCCCTTCCCTTGGCGTTTAGACCGCCATTCGGATTCTTCCCTTCTGCTCTTTGCCATGCTTCTGTTTTAAATTTAGCCAATTTCTAGCTCCATTGCTGCAATAGCTTTACAGAATATTACAACATCCTGATGCGCAAATTCTGCTTTACATACGTTGTACATATAAACAACCAATTGAACATTATTTTTTAAATAAGGTTTAGAACTATCAATTCTATCCAAGGAAGGAACCCAAGGGTTTTTTGCATGGACAGAAAGCGAAGTTTTAGACGTTAAATCAAATGGTATATGTGTAACTTCGCACATGCCATTTAAAATTTTTTTCTCAACCCATAAAGAATCAAAATCTGGTTCGGGCCATCCGTTTGCTTTTGCGCGTTTTTGAGCATTACCATGCAACCGTTGCGCACGAACTTTAATTTGATTATCTGCATTCCAACGCAATTTTGCGCAAGTATTACATTCTCCAGCACGACCCGAACCAAAACTTGTTTGGTCTTTACCACGACCGCATGTAGTACAAATACCAAGCCAATCTGGTAATTTGTATGAACGGTTGGGCATACGTGTCTTAGCCATTTACAACTTTCAATCGAGATTCCCTAATGCCTTCCAGCAAAGGGATAACAACCTCTTCTCTGAAGTTGTTTGTAAATGTTTCGCTACCAATGTGGGGCAAGCTTATATCTACATCAACATGAACCTTGTAACCCAGCTCTGTGGCTCGGTCACAAAATAAATAATCTTCACCTACATAATTGTCGTCTTTGATTGCAAAGTCAAACAAGGCATACATTCTTTCACCAGTAGGCTTGTTCTTATAGGACCACTCAGGATGAGCTTCAATCATTCCCTCAATGACGTGACGCTGGATCAACATGAATCCTGTACCAATGCGCTTTACACGCATCATAGATCCTTCGAATTCCAACTCACCATCATCAGTCCAATACAGATCTGTAAAGAACTTCTTGTCTTTTGCTCTGCGTGGATATGTTCCAGCAGTGATATCTTTGTCTGCGCTCTGAGCCATCAAACGAAGAATATCGTCTGGCGTTACTATGACATCAGAATCAATAAACAAAAGCTCTGTGCACTTGGTCTTCAAGAACTCAGCAACAAGCGAGTTCCTAGCCATCGTGATCAAAGAGCAATTGGATATATCAGAAAGCGTAACAGCAATACCAAGACGCATAGCTTCAGGCATCAACTGTGCTATTGCGTATGCAGTCTTGATATTCAAGCGACCGTCATGGCAAGGTATGCCAATGAACAAGTTCCTACCTTGGAGGACTGCTTGTTTAGCTTCAGCCATACGTTACCTGCGTTGAAGTAATATTTACAGAGTTGGCATATATTCCTGACTGGCAAAGAATGCCTTCACCGGGCAATAATACTTGGTATGGCTGTACGTTAGTACCAGTATTGATACCTAAAATCCATGAGCCACCATTTGCAACATAATTACATACAGTATTTGTTGCAATTGTTCCAGAATTCAAATCAGTGATTGTGAATGTGTTTGCATCTGTAACCGTGATTGTATAGTTACCAGAAACAGGAGCAACGTTACTTGCAGCTACGTAAGCAATGCCTACTTTAGCGCCAGTTTGCAAACCATGCCCAGTGGATGTCACTGTAACAGTTGTACCAGTACGGCCATATGTGGCAGCATTAGGAGCTACGGCAGTGTCAAAAAAATCAATATATCCAGCAGTTCCGCTACCAATAATGGTCGCTTGTTTCAAACGAACTCTGCCAACATATAAGAACCCAACACCCTGAACCTTTGACGTTCTTACGTCATATTGCATTGTCATGATTGATTTCCTTTTTAAAAAAGTTAAAGAGAGGGGCCTAAGCCCCTCATCAATCAGTCAAAGTTACCGTATGGGTAAGTTGTAGAGTTACCGATGTTTGCATCAAGCTGTGTATAACGAACTGCTGCTGTAAGCGTACCAGCTGTTATCACGGGCAATGTAGTTCCTGTACCAGCGGTATAAGGAATCGTAAATGTAATCACAATTTGTGACATCAAACCAGCATAAGGACCAGTGCCTGATGTTGGAGAAATTGTAATGTCACCAGTTGTTGAATTGCTAGCAAGCAATTGAGCACCAGTTTGTGTGATTGTGTTGCGTGCTGCAGAAGCGTTTACAGAAGTAATGCTACCGTATGTAGTAGTATTAAATCCATTGCCCATGCTAGCAGTAACTGTTCCAAGAGTACCACCTGTAGCAGTAATAGCTACGTTGGTGTCAATCAAGAAATCATTGATGTTTGAACCGTATGGTACGTAAAACACGATACCACGATACAAAGTACCTGTACCGCCTGTACCTGCGTCAGCAGTGATGGTTGCAGCAACAGGAGGATATACCGTTGCGGAAGGTGTGTAAACAACTGCATTGGTATTGGGGATGCCATTACCATTTACAAATTGACCTGATACGCCAGCGTAGCCAGCAGTACCGTTAGTTGTGTTTGTTAAAACAATGCTAGTCTCTTGGGCTAGATCTGTATAACCTACATTGCGAAGTGGACCGAATCTGCTATCACCAGATAGAATTGGACCTTCAAACGTTGCACGTCCCATAATATTGCTCCTTATGCAAAAGTATTCTTGCCGATTGTTGCATCATCTGCTGGGGCAGTGGTGGCAAGAATGATTACCCAGTTCTCAATAATATACACTATTCCAACGGAGAGTCAACAATTTTGTTTAACTTTTTTAAGTTTTCCTCTTGGGTGATTACACGCAAATTCCAGGGTACGTGCAGGCCGCAGACCTCGGGCGATATCAGTGGAATGATATGGTCTACCACATACCGTTCGCCAGTAATTTTGGTTATCTTTTGGGCTTGTAAATACATCTCACGCATGGTCAATTTCTGCTCTGGCGTAATCCATTTTGGCGTGGCACTTCTGTGTCTTCGCTTACGAACACTCGTTAATGCTTTGTAATACTCTGGGTTATTTTCTTTATGTTTCTTTTTATAAGAATATCTTTCATCAGCTGGTCTAGCATTTGATCTAGCTTTAACTAGTTCTTTATTGCGCTCATAGTATCTGCGACCAGCTGCTTTTGATGCTTCTGATTTAGGTTTATCTTTACGTTTTTCATTGTCAATTTTCCAATCTTCTTTCATGCATTCAACGCATGATCCTTTTGTTTTTCTTAGCGCCAAGTGTCCACGAATACAGTTGCGCCCGGTGAAATAATATTCTGCACCAATCTTTTTTGCTTCTGCACGGTTGTCTGGGTAGTCCACATCGTCCTCCTGTTATACGATACGGGTAATTATACCACAATAAAAAACCCACCGAAGTGGGTCTTAAAACTAAGTATTTTAATACTTTTGTTTTAGAAAGAACCGCTAGATCCGAATACTCCGAGGGGATCGGACCATCCGAATGAATAACGCTCTCTTGCCTTGTAACGAACGTTCCCTGTATCGAAGTCTCCGTCCATTGAATTTTGCAATGGTGTACGGATGAAGTGCTTCAATCCGTTTGGCACGTCAGTGGTCAAGAACCATGCATTAACGTCTGTCAAGAAGTGGTTGATCGCATAGCCTTCGCCGATCGTACCGTTGTTCTCAATAGCGTTGATGTCATTGTTGTTTGTACCAACACGCAACTTAGTTTCGAGCAAACGGGTTGCAACGAACTGGAGTGATGGAGGAACAATCAACTTCTTGGGCTTAGCGGCGATCAAAAGGCCACGCTCGTCTGTCCAAGCAGCGATCTGAATAACTGCGCTCTCAAGAGAGGTTTCATTCAAGTCAGCTTGTGTAGAAGGAGTGTTGGCGTTTGTACCACCAGAAACCAAGGGGTGAGCTGTGCTGAACAAAGATACGCCGTCACCACCGAGGTAGGTAGAGGAGAATCCATTGTTCAATACTGCAGCAGCTTTAACTTGCTTGGTGTAGGCCATTGCACGGGCCAAACCTTTGGTGTAACGAGCAGACAAAGAGTCATACAAATTATCTTCGATCGCTTCTTCAGTGATCGAGAAACCCAAAGCGATGGTTTCGTGGTTATAGCGAGTTGTCCATGCCTCTTGCGCATTGTCATAACTGATGGCTGAGCCCTCGTTCTTGACTGGTGCTGCGGAGAATCCGGACAGTTTTGTTTCCTCTTCAAAGGAACGCTCTGATGTTTCGGTTTCATAAATTTCTTTATGCTCTTCGCCGTAACGAGCGTATTCCAAACCGAACAATGCGTTCAAGCCTGGGAGGAGTTCTTTCAATAGTTGTGCACGTGAAATAGCCATTTTAACTTACTCCTTAAACACCAGTGGTGTCAGTGTACTGGTGCAAGTTAAACTTGACCAAAAATTCGTAAAAGGTTGTTGATGAGTTATTGGCAGGACCAGTAGCTGTATCAGGAACAACGTCAATTACACGGATTGGCAATGTATTAGTAGTATTGGCGGATGTACCGTCGATACCATAATAAGAATCGCCTGTTGTGGTGTTACCAGTCGTAACTGAAATAGCTACGTTAGAGCCAACGATAGCACGTGTAAATGCTGTTGGTGTTGTGGTTTGACCATTGGTAGCAACTACCTTGAAGATGGCGTTAGGATCATCTACGACATAAGCAAAAGCCATAGCTGTAGATGTAGATGCAGCAGCAGGATAATATTGACCATAAGCAGTTTGACCGCTTGAGTTCACATATGAGCATCCTACCAATACACCAACGCTGTCTCCAGAGTTAGTAGTTGTTTTGGCAATGATGTAACCGTTGGTGTCAACGGAAACAGTATCACCATTCAGGATAGCGGTAGCATAGCTAGGCGCTACAGGGATTTGACGGATCGCTCCGGCGTAAGGCAAACCATCAAGTCTATTGAGTGGTTTGAAGCCGTACGTCTTGCTGACGGTTGGGTAAGCCATTTAAGGACTCCTTTAAAAATTAACGACCTAGTGAAACCTCACTGCGTCTGTCTTTAAACAAAGGCATACGAGGATCATTGTTTTTCATGAACGTATTGTCAACCGATTCCATCTGGGCCTTATTCTGATTGGCGTAGTATGCCTCACGTTGTTTAAGGAACTCTTCAGGAATACGACATAACAATAAACCACCTACTTCAATATTGCCTTTGAAACGGCCTTCTTGAGTGGCGTGCATCATCATCTCAGGATAATCTTCTGCTCTCACAGGCTCATATCCCTCACGGAACTTAGAAGAAATATTAGCGGGATCGGCAGTGCCCATCATGCTAATACGAATATATCTATGTGTCCAACCAGGTCTAGGATCAGGCATAGGTAGAACTTCAGGTGGCCTCCAAGACTCGGGTCTGTAGGACTGAACTTCCCTTGTTTCTGTTTCTCTAGGTTTACGCACTTGATTTTCTGCCATGATTATTCACCTCTTCTGTTTTGTTTAGCAACCTCTTTAGCATAGACTTCCAAAGGAATTCCAAGCTTTTTGGCGATATTTACCTGTGATGTTGTAAGCACGATCTTTTTGGCCGCTGTACTTCTTGTCGCAGGTGCAACATTCGATTTCTTAGGTGAAGGAGTCGCATCCACCTGTCTCTCAGACTCGAAAGCATCTGGGAAACGATTACGCATTTCGGCATCAATCCTCTGGTAATACTCGTCGCTAGTCGGATCAATTCGCTCGTCTTGCGTGAGTTCTTCGTGCAGTGCCAACGCATAACTTGTCATGCGACGGTTTTGCCCGAACCAGGGATTCCGTGAACGCCAGTTCTCCGTTTTGTGATGGAGCCTTGGTTGTTCCGGTTGCCGTTGTTGTATTTGTACCTCAGTTTGAGATTCTTGTAAAGGGGTAGGTTTAAAGTTCGCAATCTTGTCGGCTTTTAACACGACAGTAGTAAGCTCCCTTTGTGCCTCAGCAATAGCGCCTGAGTCCCCTGATTCATAGGCAATGCGCATCTTGGCTTCCGCCATTGCAATCTCATTGTCTACGACTTTCTTAGCTTGTTCCAAAAGAGCAGTGTGCCCCTGGGTCAATGAACCCTTGAGCTTCTTGTTCTCTTCCATTACAGCCTGAGCCAGCTTCAGTGCCTCTTCACGTTCACGAGCTGCTGCCTCTTTAGCTCTGCGCTCTTCGTGATAGCCCTTGGTGAAATGTTGGATGCGCTTCTTAACGCTCTCGTTGTAACTTTCCAACTCTTCGTCCGAAAAGTCTTTGGGCGCTTCAGCCATAGGCTTGCGTCCTCTGTCTTCTGGAGGAGTGTCGTCAATCACTTCAACTTCTGGTTCTCCCTCTAATTCAAATGCAACGTCGTTGCCTTCTTCATCAGGGAATTTGTAAGGTTTAGTATCTAAATCAGCCATGTTAGTTCCTTATGCTGCACGTGAAATACCACGGGGATCTTGCACAACTGCTTCGACTTGATCATCTTTAATGATCCTAAACTCTTTACCATGTATCTTGATTCGTGTACCAGTGTTGGGACGAACAATTACAAAGTCACCTTTTTGGCAAGATGGTCCACTTGGGAATCTTGACTTGTCGGCGTAAGCGTCAGGGCCTAACTCAATCACAAATAATACTGGTGATAGTACTTCTTCATAATGAATAGTGGTCCCAGCCTTGACTAATCCGCTCTCATACTCTTCATCGATGTCCGGTAAAACCGTTAGCAAATGAAATGTTTTGGGCGCAGGAATTTGTCTGGCCTTCTCTTCAGGCGTTTGGGGTAACGTTGTCGCAGTTTCCCCGTCTTGGCTAATCAATAATTCACTCATCGTCGTCTTCCTTAAATCTCCGCACGAGGTCTTCAATCTCTTGTTGGCAGGTAGCTAGACCTCGGATCACCCCCACCAATTCACGATAGGCGGCGTAATCGCTTACCCCACCATTCGCTATTACTTCAGTAATTTCGTCCTGACGAGTACGGACTTTCTTACTGAGATGTTCTAATATTTGTTGATTCATTATTCACCCCTCTTATGCTGGTTCAAACTAGCTTGTGCTTTAGCCATATCAATGGCTGCTTTCATGCGGGCTTCTTGTTCAGCCTGACGGATTTTCTGTGCATGCAACTGCTCATTCATAGCCATCTCTTGCTGATGTGCCTGAGCCGATTGTTGAATTTCTTGGATTTTTGCAGCTGCTATAGCTTGTGGGTTATTACCCTGGGCTGCTTGTGCTTTCAACTGCAGTTCGGCTTGCTTGATCTGTAGATCGCCTTGGACCTTCTGTGCCTTGGTCTGTGCTTCCATCTGAGCAATCTGAAGCTGTGCATGTTGCATTTGCACCATAGGATCTTGTGCTTGCTGCTGCGCTTGCTGCTGAGCTGCCTGACCTTTGGACAT